CCAGCTATGCCTTAACTATAAGCCATATATTGCTCACCGGGTAGCTTGGGTTATTACTTATGGGGAATGGCCAGAAGATTGTATAGATCATATCAATGGCGACAAAACGGATAATCGGATAGCCAACCTTCGGCTAGCTGATAAGTTCCAAAACGCTCAAAACCGGAAAATAGGCTCAAATAATACATCTGGCGTTAAAGGCGTCCATAAGAACAAAAACACAGGGAAATGGAGCGCCCACATAGGGTGTAATAAGGAAAGGCACTTTTTGGGCTGTTTTCCCACCAAAGAGGAAGCCAAAGCCGCATACGATCAAGCAGCTAGGGCTTTGCACAAAGAGTTTGCTAGTGTAGGCTAGATTGTTGACATATTTACAGTCGGGATCAAAGCAGTGGCTTTTGTAAAGGGAAAGAGCGGCAATCCGAAGGGAAGGCCAGTTGGGACTCAGAACCCTGCTACTACGCTGGGTTATAAGACAGTTGCCGACATTCGCGCCTACTGCAAGCAGTGGACTTTCGATGCCGTCAAAACGACAGTCGAGATAATGAACGATGTTGGCGCTACGCCCCAAGCGAGGCTGGTTGCCGCCCAGATGCTTCTGGATCGTGGTTGGGGTAAATCAGCCCAGATCATTGAGGGGACGATTAACCATTACGACCGGATGAGCGACGATGAACTTAGACTCCTTGTCAAGGGAACAGTTGTTGCAACTGGCCCCGATAGCGGCAGAATTGAACTTGAGGGAGTCGAGGAAGAGGTGCCAGAGTGATCTGGCGTCCTTCGTCCATGAGGCTTGGAAGGTCGTAGAGCCGGGGAATGCCCTGATCTGGGGATGGCACATGCAGGCCATCTGCGATCATCTGGAGGCTGTATCCAATGGTGAGATTAACCGGCTGCTGATCAACGTCCCGCCGGGTTTCTCCAAGTCCCTCCTGACCAGCGTATTCTTTCCAAGCTGGGTATGGGCTAATGACCCGCATATGCGGTTTCTGTGCGCCTCGCATAGCCAGAACCTAGCCATCCGCGATTCCACGAAGATGCGCCGGTTGATCCAATCTGAGTGGTATCAGGAGAGGTGGGGCAAGGATGTGGTTCTGACGGGGGATCAGAATGCGAAGACGAAATTCGAGAATACGAAGGCTGGTTTTCGCGAGGCGGTTGCTGCGGGCTCTATTACCGGTTCTCGCGGTGATATTGTTATTATTGATGATCCCCACTCCGTAGAAAGCGCCTCTTCGGAGGCCATGCGCGCTACAACCGCTGAGTGGTTCCTTGAGGCCGTTCCGACCCGACTGAATAACCCTGCGGAATCAGCAATCATCGTGATCATGCAGAGGCTGCACGAAGAGGATGTTTCGGGGATTATCCTTGATAAACAATTAGGTTACGAGCATCTTTGCTTGCCCATGCGGTTCGAGCCCGACCGTAAGTGCTTCACGGGCATAGGCTTTGAAGATCCCCGCGAGGATGATGGCGAGCTTCTGTTCCCGGAGAGATTTCCACTTGAGGTTGTGGAGCGCGACGAGCGCGTTATGGGGCCGTATGCGACGGCTGGCCAGTTTCAGCAGCGTCCGACAGTCAGGGGCGGTGCGATCATCCGCCGGCAGGATTGGATGCTCTGGGACGAGAACGAGGCTAATGCGCAGGGCATCAAGGATGGCTCAGCCTATCCTCCGATGGACTATATTTTGGCAAGCTTGGACACCGCCTATACGGAAAAGCAGGAGAACGACGCCAGCTATCTGACCATCTGGGGAATCTGGCAGCGATCTGCGGCTGTTGCGCTGGCCCACGTTGATCCGCTGGGGAGAAGGTTTGAGCATCTGGAGGAAAGGGATACCGTTCCTGCGGTTATGCTTATGTATGCCAAGGAGATGCGCCTTGCGATCCATGGCGAGGATTTGGAGCGCCAACCCGGCGAGACTGACAACGCCTTTGCCATCCGCCAGAGGAATGCTTGGGGGCTATGCGAATGGGTCGCGCACCACTGCAACCAGTTCAAGGTGGACAAGCTCCTGATTGAGGCCAAGGCTAACGGAATCACGGTCGGGCAGGAACTGAAGCGCCTGAACAGGGTCAATCGCTGGAGCGTGGAGCTAGTAAATCCGGGCGCTTTGGATAAAGTAGCAAGGGCGTATGGCGTCCAATCGGTGTTTACCAACGGGCAAGTTTACGCTCCTGACCGCGAATGGGCGGAGAAGGTGATTGCGCAGGCAGAGGCGTTTCCGAAGGGCAAATTCGATGACGCGGTTGACTCGACTACCCAAGCCCTGCGTTATCTTAGAGAGCGAGGAATGCTAGACAGGCAAGAGGATATCGCAGCCCGCGCTGCTTGGGAAGCCAGCCATCCGACCAAGAAAAAGATAATCTATGACGTTTAACCTACCCGAAATGACCCAACCGGATAGGTAAAGTATTGGAGAATGGAATGGAGCTTGCCGATGGCCGGGTATTTCTCCACGCTGGAGACTGCCTTGAGGTTCTGGCGTCATTGCCGGAAAATAGCATTGATGCGGTGGTTACTGACCCGCCTTATGAACTTGGCTTTATGGGCAAGTCATGGGACGCAAGCGGTATTGCCTTTTGCTCAGACACATGGGCTCTTGTCTGGCGCGTCCTGAAACCCGGCGGCCATATGGTGGCGTTTGGCGCTCCGAAGAATTACCATCGCCTAGCCTGTGCGATTGAGGATGCGGGCTTTGAGATACGCGACAGCCTTATGTGGGTATTCGGCACTGGCTTCCCGAAATCCATGGATGTCAGCAAGGCTATTGATAAGGCGGCGGGCCGTGAGGGTTCATTTGGCGAAAAGAAATTAAATGTTCATTCAAGAGGCGACCATAAATTAGCCGATGGTTGGAAGCGTCCTTGGATGGAGGATGCATCCGCTATTGATAAATCTGGCAGAGAATACCTACCCGCCACAGACGCCGCCCGCGAATGGCAAGGCTGGGGCACAGCCCTGAAGCCAGCGTATGAGCCAGTTTTGCTGTGTGCCAAACCCTTGACAGTTGAGCAGCACAACGCCATTATCCTTGCAGAGACAAATGTGAGGATTTCGCAATGGTTAGACTTACATGCGAGCGATGCGGAAAAGGATTTGATCGCTTTCCAAGCCAAGTTAAGCGAGGCGGCAAATTCTGTTCTCGCGAGTGCCAAAATCAGAAGCTTGGAGAGCATCGGAATTGCGTCGTCTGCGGCTCTGGCTTTTACATTCAGCGAGCAAGAATTGAGCGCAGCGATAAGAACAAAGGAATGTTCTGTTCTGTCTCATGTAAGGCTGATTGGCAAAGAGGACAAAACGCAGGAGACAAAAACCCTTGCTGGCGTGGAGGAAAATATTTCGACAAAAATAACGGATATTATTACGTCCGCCATAACGGGAAATATATCGGAGAGCATCGCAGGGTCATGGCTGAGCATCTTGGGAGAGATTTGGAACCATCAGAACACGTTCACCACAGAAATGGTGATAAGACTGACAATCGCATTGAGAACCTTGAACTTATTACTTGCTCAGATCACTTTAAGCGCCACTGGCAATTTGTCCCCTGATGTTACGCCAATCGTCCTAGCCCGCAAGCCGTTAAGCGAAAAGACAGTCGCGGCGAATGTCCTGCGCTGGGGAACTGGCGCAATTAACATAGATGCGACAAGGATTGGGTCTGAGACAATTACGCAAACGCGCACGCAGATGAAAACGTGGAGGGCGGCAGAAGGTCGGATAGACATACCCGAAAGCGCGGATAATAGCCAGACAACTACACAAGGCCGCTGGCCTGCCAATCTCTGCCACGATGGAAGCCAGCAAGTGCTGGACTTATTTCCGCATACGGCTCCCAGTAGCGGCGCGGCGAGAGTTAATAAATCAAGTGACAGCATCGGGACATTCAAAACGCATAACCGCGTCACAAATGGTGTTGCTGACAATGGCGGCTCCGCAGCCCGCTTCTTCTACAGCACCAAGGCCAGCAAGGCAGACCGCGCAGGCTCAAAGCATCCGACAGTCAAGCCGGTCGCCCTTATGCAATGGCTTGTCCGCATGGTCACGCCGCCGGGCGGAACTGTGCTTGATCCGTTTGCTGGATCAGGGACGACGGCGCAAGCTGCGGTAAATGAGGGATTTCAGGCAGTTCTGATTGAGCGGGAAGAAGAGTATCAATCAGATATCAGGAATCGTTTAAGTGCCTAGAAAGGGCGGCATATTCCATTACGTCCCTCTGGCCGATGCGCCGGAGTGGGAGGCGATTGGCTGGGTCAGGGTCGATGACGCGCCCAAGCCGGATGGAAAGCATCCCTCACTTTACCGATGGGCAGGCGAGGGAAGGGTCTGCATTCCCTATCTCAAGGAAGAGCGGGACAGGGAACTTTCAGACTTTGATTACATTTGGCCCGATCCGTCCGCAGGAGACGGCTAATAGTTTGCTAATTGCCGGAAAATCATTTAAAAAAATATACATCCCAAACTATGCCCGCGCCCGGAGGCCGCCTTGTTGACAATGGCACAGGCTGAAGCCAAGCATGATCAGTTGCGGCAGGAGATGCGCCGCATCCGCCGCGCAATCCGCAACAATAAGGATGTTGAGGGCTTGGAGCAGGCTCTTGAGGAAATCAAGGCTCAGGCCAAGGCTCTTGCCATAGCCCTTGAGCGATGCCGGCAAATGTCTGATTACCTTATGGCTGCTGAGCCGTATGGCGGGCCGCAATGAGCAGGCCAGCGCCGCTGAAGCCTATGAGTCCTCCGCCGGCTGAGGGACAGGTCATTTGGCTGACTGTCAGGCTTAGTCCAAATCCGGTTAACCTATATCGCGTTCAGGCCATCTATCAGGATGGCGACTATTACGCCGTTCAGGACATCTCTGCTGGTCCGATTCCCGGCAGCTACGTTGGCTGGTTGCCGACCAATTAGGATTTCCCATGGATCATTACAATCTCCGTCAGTCTGGCCCCGGACAAGCATCCCTGCCGGACGAAGAGACCGTTAACCTTGGCGGGCTTGAAGAAGCGGTAAAGGACGCGAGCATTCTTCAGGTTGAGCTATCTGACGGTTCGGTTAGCATTAACTTCGCCCCGCACGTGAAGGCCGGAGGCGGGGACGATACGGACCACGACGAGAACCTTGCCCTGCATGTTGATGCTGGCGAGCTTGCCAATGTGGCCGATAATCTGTTGCGCCATATCCGGGAAGATATCACCCGCCAAGAGCAGCGTTTGCAAGACGTTGTTAAGGGCATTGACCTGTTGGGCATTAAGCTGGAGGAACCGCGTGGCGAGCCAAATGACGAGGGTATTTCAGTTGTGCGTCATCCGCTCCTGCTTGAAGCCGTCCTTCGGTTCCAAGCCAACGCGCGTGGTGAAATGCTTCCGGCAGATGGCCCGGTCAAAGTCGCAAATGATGGCGACCAGACGGTCGAGTTGGACGCGGTCGCGAATGCTCTAGAGCAGGATATGAACCACTATCTGACGGTGGGCGCTCCTGAGTATTACCCTGATACGGATCGGATGTTCTTCACGCTTGGCCATGGCGGCGAGGCGTATAAAAAGGTTTACTTTCACCCGATCAAGCGCCGTCCTGTCTCTGAGACGGTCGACCGCAAGGATCTGATCCTGTCCGATGGCGCGGTTAGCCTTGAGGCTTGTTCGCGTATTACTCACCGATCCAAAATGCGCCCGTCTGAGATCAAGCGTATGCAGCTTGCCGGCGTATGGCGCGAGGCTCCGCTTGGGCCGCCCAGCATGTCAACCATGTCTACTAACACGGTTGATGTTGCGCTTCAGAACATCTCTGGCTTTGACCCCAAATCGACGGTTGAGCCGGAGGAAGTCGATAGAGAGATTTACGAATGCTATTGCGAGATTGATCTTCGCGGCTATGAGCATATGGAAGACGGCGAGGCTACTGGCCTTGCGCTGCCCTACCGCGTGACAATTGACAAGGATTCCAAGCAGATACTTGAAATCCGCCGCTGGTGGGAAGAAGGCGATGACACATACACCCGGAAGGAAGTTTTCGTGGAGTATGTTTTTGTCCCGGCTTTTCCCGGTGTCAACCTTGGTCTGCTCCATATCCTTGGGAATGCTACACGCGCTCTTACGGCTGCTTGGCGAATTGCTTTGGATAACGGGATGCTCGCTAATTTTCCGGGCGGCATCATGGCTAGATCCACCGGCAAGCAACAGACAACGTCGATCAGGGTCGGGCCGGGACAGGTAGCTCCCATGGATGCCGATGGCGTCCCGCTCAAAGAAGCGTTTATGCCCCTGCCGTATCGTGACGTGACGGGCGGTTTTGTCAGTATCATCCAGAACGTGGAGCAGACCAGCCAGCGCCTTGGCGGCACGGCTGAGACGGCTGTTGGCGAGGGGCGCAATGATGCTCCTGTCGGGACCACGATTGCACTGATTGATCAGGCGACAAAGGTTCTGAGCGCCGTCCACAAGCGTATGCATACAGCGCAACAGAAGGAGTTTGCGCTACTTAAAGACCTGTTCAAGAAAGACCCGGAGGCCCTTTGGCGGTCTAACCGGAATCCTTCGTTCCAGCGTGACGTTGCCCGGTTGCAGGAGGCTTTGGATAACAAGGACATTGTTCCGAAGGCTGATCCGAATACGGCCAGCCAAACCCTGCGCATCCAGAAGGCGATTGCCATTTACCAGATGGCGAAAGAAAACCCGCCGATGTTTAACCAGAAAGAGGTTTATACCCGCATTCTGGGCATGGTCGGCATTGAGGATGCGGAGAGCCTGTTCAATAACACGCCGGCTGGACCGCCCATGATGGACCCGATCCGTCAGATGGAGGCCAACGCCAAACTTGCCGGCGTTCAGGCGAAGATTGCTGAGATGGGCAGCAAACAGCAGATTGCCGCGAGCCAAGAGCAGACCAAGATCGCCATGGCCCAAGCCAAGATCGCTGAAACGCGGGTGCGTGAAAAAGAGGTCGCGATTGATGCGGCCAACCACGCTGCGGACCGCCGGTCAAAAGAAAAGCTGGCGGAGGCTGATTTGCAGCAGTCGATGCTGGTCCATTCCGATAAGCTATTGAAAGATAGAGCTTCTATGCAGGCCGATCAGCAATATCGCCAGCAAGAAGCTGAGTTCAAACGCCAGCAGGCGATGCAGAAACCTACAGGAATTGAATGATGGCTAAGAGCCCCGCCTGGCAGCGCGCCGAAGGAAAGAATCCAGAGGGTGGGCTGAACGAGAAGGGGCGTGCGTCATTGCGCGCCGCTGGCCATGATATCAAGCGACCGCAGCCGGAGGGTGGTTCCCGGCGAGATAGTTTCTGCGCCCGCATGAAGGGCATGAAGGCCAAGCTGACCAGTTCAGAGACGGCCAACGATCCCGACAGCCGGATTAACAAGTCGCTGCGTAAGTGGAACTGCGCCGATGGCGGTGCGGTTGATCCGTATGATTCCGTCCAGCAAGCAGCCAAGGGCGGCCCGATCTGG